GATGCCGACCTATCCGAGGAATTCAAGGAAAAGGCTGCAACTATTTTTGAAACTGCTGTTAAAACACGAATACAAGAACAGGTTAAAGTACTAGAGTCTCAGTATGAAGAAAAACTTTCAAAAGAAACTGATACAGTAAAAGAAGCTATGGTCGAAAAAGTTGACTCATATCTAAACTATGTTGTTGAAGAATGGATGAAAGAAAATGAATTAGCAGTTGAAAGAGGTATTCGTACTGAAATCGCTGAAGATTTTATTACTGGTCTTAAATCTTTATTCAAAGAACATTATATTGATGTTCCTGAAGAAAAATACAATGTACTAGACGATCTAACTAACCAGACTAAAGATTTAGAATCTAAGTTAAACGAACAGATTGAAAAAAATGTTGAGTTAACAAAAACAAATTCTGAATTTACAAGAGCAAGTCTTGTTTCTGAAGTATCTGCTGATTTAGCAGAAACAGAAAAAGAGAAATTTGTTTCTATGGCTGAGAATGTTGACTTTGATAGTGCTGAGAAATTTAAGGAAAAACTAGAAACTGTTAAAGAATCTTTTTTCCCTAAAACAAAATCAGAAATAGCAGAAAATTCTTCTGTTGATTCTGTGGCGGCGAATTTACCTAGTGATTTTACTAGTGGAAAATCGGATGCTATGGCTGCATACACTGCCGCTATTACAAAAGACATTAAATATGGTGAAACTAAGTAATCATATATTAATGGTGACTAAATTTTTAAATAACTAACTTTAAATAGGAGAGATAATAAAATGTATCTTACTGAAAATTTACAAGAAAAGTGGCAGCCAGTCCTAGAACATCCAGATTTGCCAAAAATCGGAGATTCTTACAAACGAGCTGTTACAACTGTTATTCTTGAGAACCAAGAAAAAGCAGTTAGAGAAGATAAAGCATTTATGACCGAGGCTGCTCCGCTTAACGCAACTGGTAGTTCTATTGATAACTGGGATCCAGTATTAATATCACTAGTTCGTAGAGCAATGCCTAACTTAATTGCTTATGATGTCTGTGGCGTTCAACCGATGACTGGTCCAACTGGACTAATCTTCGCTATGAAGTCTAGATTTCAAAGTCAAACAGGTGCTGAAGCATTATTTAACGAAGCAGATTCAGATTTTTCTGCTCGTGATGCTGCTGGTGGTTCTGGTTCTCCAGACGCACAAGCTGGTACAAACCCTGCTACACTAAATGATAGTCCTGCTGCTGGTACTTTTACCACTGGTTCTGGAATGTCAACTGCACAAGCAGAAACACTAGGTGATGGTACTGATGAGTTTGCTGAAATGGCTTTCTCAATCGATAAAGTAACTGTTACTGCTAAATCTCGTGCTCTAAAAGCTGAGTACACTATGGAACTTGCACAAGACTTAAAAGCAATCCATGGATTAGACGCAGAAACAGAACTTGCTAACATCTTATCAAGTGAAATTCTTGCAGAGATTAACCGTGAAGTAGTTAGAACTATTTACTCACACGCTAATAAAGGCGCTGAAGTAAATACTACAACTGCTGGTATTTTTGATCTTGACACAGACTCTAACGGTCGTTGGTCAGTTGAAAAATTCAAAGGTCTTCTTTTCCAACTGGAAAGAGATGCTAATGCGATTGGTCAAAAAACAAGAAGAGGTAAAGGTAATATCATCATAACTTCTGCTGATGTTGCTTCTGCTTTACAAATGGCTGGTGTACTAGACTACGCTCCTGCACTATCTAGCAACTTAAATGTTGATGATACTGGTAATACTTTTGCTGGTGTTCTAAACGGAAAATTCAAAGTATATGTTGATCCATATGCAGCGAACATTTCTGCTGATCAATACTATGTTGTAGGTTATAAAGGAACTAGTCCTTACGATTCAGGTCTGTTCTATTGCCCATATGTTCCACTACAAATGGTGAGAGCAGTTGGACAAGACAGCTTCCAACCTAAAATTGGTTTCAAAACTCGTTACGGAATGGTTCAAAATCCATTTGCAACGACAAACGGCTTAGGCGCAGTAGATAATTCTGGTGCGGTTGCTGCTGGAGATCAAAATATCTATTACAGACGAG